CTTCGGCTACCTGTTCCAGCTCGCGTTCTACCGAACGATGGTCTATCTCGCGGGCGGCCAGCTCCTGCCGGTTCATCTGATCGCGGTCGAGAAGAAGCCGCCCTACCGCTGCGGCGTGTGGCGCGTCGAACCGGAAATCCTCAGCCACGCCCAGCGCGCCAACGAGGCAGCCATGAAACGGCTCCTGGCGTGTCAGCGTGACGATCACTGGCCCACTGGCTACGAGGACGTCCGCATCTTCGACCAGTTGTGACCCGTCGCTTCCATCCAACGAATCGCATCCATCCTTTGCAATCGGAGGAGTTTCCATGAGTTTATTGGCCAAAGTCGAACGCGGGCGGACGCCCAAGCCGCCGCGCATCCTGCTCTACGGCATCGAGGGAATCGGGAAGAGCACCTTCGGCTCGCAGGCGCCCAAGCCCATCTTCATCCAGACCGAGGACGGTCTCGATGAGATCGCCTGCGACAAGTTCCCGCTGGCGAAATCCTACGAGGATGTCGTTCAGGCCCTCGGCGAGCTGCGTGCCGAAAAGCACGACTACGAGACCGTCGTGATCGACAGCCTCGACTGGCTCGAGCGGTTGATCTGGGACAAGGTCTGCCTGGACACGGGCGCCAAGAACATCGAGAAGGCCGACGGCGGTTATGCCCGTGGCTACATGCACGCGTTGACCTACTGGCGCGAGATCGTCGATCAACTCAATCAACTCCGATCCAGCCACAGCATGGTCGTCTTGCTCATCGCCCATGCCAAGGTGGAGAAGTTCGAGGACCCGGAATCCTCACCCTACGACCGGTACTCGCCCCGCCTCCACAAGCACGCCGGGGCACTCGTCGGCGAATGGGTCGATGCGGTCCTCTTCGCGACCCGCCGGCTCCGCACGCAATCCGAGGACGCCGGTTTCGGCCGCAAGCGCACCATCGCCCACGCCATCGGTAAGGACGGCGGCGAACGCATCTTGCGCTGCATCGGCGGGCCAAGCTGCATCGCCAAGAACCGTTATGGAATCACCGACGACCTGCCCCTGTCGTGGTCGTCGTTCATGGCCGCCCTTTCCAACCCCACTACCCAACAAGGAGCGAACTGACATGGCCGATCTTCATGGCTTCGACGCCAATCAGGTGGAACCGTCCAGCGACTTCGAGCCGATCCCGGCGGGCAAGTATCTCGCCCTCATCACCGAATCGGAGATGAAGGCCAACAAGGCCGGCACCGGACACTACTTGCAGCTCACGTTCCAGATCATCGAAGGCCCGTACAAGAACCGCCTGCTGTGGGCGCGGCTCAACCTCGATAACCCCAACGCGATCACCGTGCAGATCGCCAAGGCGGAGTTGTCCGCCCTTTGCCGGGCCGTGGGCGTCTTGGTTCCCAAGGATTCGGTGGAGCTGCACAACCTGCCGCTGGTGATCCATGTGAAGTGCAAGAAGCGCCAGGACACCGGCGAGCTGACAAACGAGATCAAGGGCTACTCGAAGAAGGACACGCCCGCGACCTCGCCGGAAGCGAACGCGCAACCGCGGGCCGCCAACAGTACGCCCCCCTGGAGGCGCCCGTGATGTTCGAGATCGAGTTGCCGTACCCGCCGTCGATCAATCACTACTGGCGGCGGGTGGGGCCGCGAACGCTGATCAGCCGCGAGGGCCGCCGGTTTCGCCAGCGAGTTGTGGCGATCCTCGCGGCCCTGGCCTGCGAGCCGCTACGCGGACCCCTGGCCGTGGAGGTTGAAGTGCATCCGCCCGACAACCGGCGGCGCGACATCGACAACGTGCAAAAAGCCCTGCTCGATGCGCTGCAGCACGGCGGCGCCTACGCCGACGACAGCCAGATCGTCAGGCTCGCCATCGAGAAGCGCGAGCCGGTGGAAGGCGGCAAGACTGTGGTCCGAATTCGGAAGCTGTAGATGCTGACGCTACGACCGTACCAGGAAGAGGCCAAGGCCGCCGTCTACGCGCATCTGCGCGTGCGGGATGACAATCCGTGCGTTGTGATACCAACCGCCGGCGGCAAGACGCCGGTCATGGCGTCGATCTGCAAGGACGCCGTCGGCTTGTGGCAGGGCCGCGTTCTGATCCTGGCCCACGTCAAGGAGCTACTCCAGCAGACCGCCGACAAGCTCACAAAGGTCTGCCCCGACGTCCGCTTTGGCATCTACTCGGCAGGGCTCAAGCGCCGCGACACCGATCACGCGGTCATCATCGCCGGCATTCAGTCGGTCTACCAGCGGGCCTGCGAGCTGGGGCCGTTCGACCTGATCCTCGTGGACGAGGTACATCTCATTCCTCCGGACGGCGAGGGCATGTACCGGCAGTTCCTGGCCGAGGCCAAGGCGATCAACCCGCATGTCCGCGTCGTCGGCCTGACGGCCACGCCCTACCGCCTGAAATCGGGACTGATCTGCAGCTCGGACCATTTCCTCAATGCGATCTGCTACGAGGTCGGCGTGCGCGAGCTGATCGTCCAGGGCTATCTCTGTCCGCTGATCAGCAAGGCCGGCAAGGCCAGAGTCGACACGAGCGGTTTGCACGTGCGCGGCGGTGAGTTCGTCGCCGATGAACTCGAGCACCTGATGGACCAGGACGCTCTCGTGCAGGCCGCATGTGCCGAGATCGTTGAACTGACGCGGGATCGCAAGGCGGTGCTGATCTTCGCCAGTGGCATCAAGCACGGCCAGAACATCGTCCGCGTGCTGCGTGAAAAGCATGGCATCGAGTGCGGCTTTGTCACAGGCGAGACCCCGGCGGGCGAACGCGAGCGATTGATTGCCCGGTTTCGTGAGCAGGAATGGGCACGCCAGCTTCAACTCGATTTCGGCTCAGCCGCAGCCGAGCCGCTCAAGTACTTGTGCAACGTCAACGTGCTCACGACGGGCTTCGACGCGCCGAACGTCGATTGCGTGGTGTTGTTGCGGCCGACTATGTCACCGGGGCTTTACTACCAGATGGTCGGGCGAGGCTTCCGGCTGCATCCGGGCAAACATAACTGTCTCGTGCTCGACTTTGGCGGCAACGTGGTGCGGCATGGGCCGGTGGACCAGATCAAGGTGAAGGAGCGCGACGCCGGCAGCAACGGACAGGCGCCCGCGAAGGAATGTCCTGAATGCCAATCAGTCATTGCCGCCGGCTACGCGCGCTGTCCCGACTGCAGCTACGAGTTCCCGCCGCCGGAGCGCAGCAAGCACGACGCGAAGGCAAGCGAGGCCGGCATCCTGTCGGGGCAGGTGACGATCACGAAACACGCCGTGCAGGACGTTTACTTCAGCGTCCACACCAAGCGCGGCGCCGGCCCCGATGCGCCCAGAAGCATGCGTGTCGATTACAAGGTGGGCTGGCACGAGTACAAGTCGGAATGGATCTGCTTTGAGCACGACGGCTATGCCCGGCACAAAGCAGCGCAATGGTGGAAGCAGCGCTCGCATGAGCCGATCCCAGACACGGCCGAGGACGCGGTCGCCCTGGCCCAGGCAGGGCGCCTGGCCTGGACGCGCGAAATCACCGTCCGCAGCGTCAGCGGCGAGGACTACGACCGGATCATCGGCTACGAGTTGGGCGACATCTCGCCGCCTCTCAACGACCAGGACCTGCCCGAAGACGCTCTGGATTTCCCGTTCGGTTACAACGCCGTTGCCGCGGAGGAGGAGATTCCGTGGTGACGCCGAACGACCTGCTGACCGCTGCGCTCAACTACGCCGAGCTGGGCTACCGGGTCTTTCCCTGCGTGCCGGGCGGCAAGGCCCCGCTCACCGCGCATGGCTTCCACGATGCGTCGGCCGATCCTGAGCAGATCGAGCGGTGGTGGACGCAGCACTCAAACGCCAACATCGGCATCTCAGCCGAGGGGCTGATCGTCATCGATATCGACGGCGAGGGCAACACCTGGCCGGGCGACGCTGAGCGCAGCGCGGAATTGGCCGGCGCTCCGCTGTCGCTGACGCCGCACGGGCGGCACTTTCTGTTCCGCCGTCCCGAGGGCAAAACCTGGCGCTGCACTGAAGGCCGGCTGGCCCCGAAGGTCGATACGCGCACGGACGGCGGCTACATTGTCGTGCCGCCATCGGTCGTTGAAGACCGCCCCTACCGCTGGGCCCCCGGCCTGGAACTGGACGACCCGCCGGACCGTCTCCCCGAGCCGCCGGCGTGGTTGACGGCGCTCCTGGACGGGCCAACGGCCGCACCATCCGCCAACCGAACGCCCACGTTGGCCCACGTCGCGGCCGGCGGGACCGAGGCGAACAAGATCCCAACCGGTCAACGGAACGCGACCCTGGCGCGCCTGGGCGGGAATATGCGCCGCGCCGGGATGACCGGGACCGAGATCGCCGCCGCGCTGCTCCAGACCAACAAGGACCGCTGTGTGCCGCCCTTGTCGCCCCCCGAGGTCGAGCGGATCGCCGCCAGCGTCGCCAGGTACGAACCGGATGAGGTGTCGGTTGCCCTGGCCGAAAACCACTACGATCAGATGTTCGGCGAGGGGCCGGCGGATGAGACGCCCGACAACCCCGATCCGGGGCCGATGCCCGACGAGCTGCTGCGCGTGCCCGGCTTCATCGACGAGGTAATGCGTTACACGCTTGACACCGCTCCGTACCCGGAACCGGTGCTGGCCTTCGCTGGTGCCCTGGCGCTGCAAGCCTTCCTTGCGGGCCGCAAGGTGCGGGATGCAATGGACAACCGCAGCAATCTGTACGTCCTCAGCCTGGCCAACTCCGGCGTCGGCAAGGACCACGCCCGCAAGGTCAACGCCCGCATTATGCTCGAGGCCGGCCTGGCCGACGGCCTGGGCACGTCGTTCGCCAGCGGCGAAGGGATCGAGGACCGCCTCTTCGTCCAGCCGGCGACGCTCTTCCAGGTCGATGAAATCGACGGCCTGCTCTTGCGCGTCAGCCAGGCCAAGGACGCCCGGCACGAGCAGATCGTGTCGATGCTGCTGCAGATGTACTCGTCGGCCTCGACGGTCTACGTCATGCGGGCCAAGGCTGGCCGCGAGCGCACTGTCATCGACCAACCGTGCCTGTGCTTGTTCGGCACCGCCGTGCCCAAGCACTTCTACGAGGCCCTGTCGGCG